GATTTAATCAATGAAACGGTTGGCGCTTACACAGCTGATAAAGCCTATAACGTTGCTTATTATATCGAGAAATTCACGGTTGATAGTGGCTTTGAGATTGGTGTCAATGAGATTAGTACGCTTTCACGGAAACTAGAATGGGAAGGCACTGACGAAACAGCATTGGCGCGAATTCTATCAGTCGCCACGCAGTTTGACGCAGAGCTGGATTTCTCATTCAAGATTGACGGTACTAACGTTGTACACCGCTACATCAACATTTACAAGAAGCGCGGTTCTGATAAGCAGGTCAGATTGTACCTTAATAAGGATATTAACAATATCGTTACCACTGGTAATACCTATGATTTGTACACGTCTGTTGTTGCGTCTGGTGGTACGCCCGAAGGGTCAGACAAGCCAATCACGTTAAAAGGGTATAAATGGACTGACCCAGACGGACGTTACACGCTGGGCACAGATGGTATCTTACGCGATACCGTCGCGGTTCGTTTGTGGTCACGGATTAAGAGTAACAATAATCCTAACCCAGAGGCTCATCATCTGCAACGTGTTAAATCGTATGAAGCAACCACACAAGCGTCATTACTCCAATCAGCGCTAGGTGGTTTGAAGAAAGCCGCTAATCCAGCGGTCAATTATGAGATTGATATCGCTGTAATGCCCGATAATATTGCGGTTGGTGACACAGTTCATATCGTTGATGATAACGAGGACTTGTATTTATCAGCACGTGTCTTGGAATTAAAGTACGATTATGCGCTTGAACAATATACGGCTACACTAGGCGATTACTTGATTGAAGTAAGTACCGTGGACGAAAGACTAAAAGAACTTGCTGACAATTTAAAAGAAATGCCTAAATCAATTACCTACTATCCGTGGGTTCGCTATGCAGATGACGACCAAGGGAATGGGTTCAGTACGTTGCCACAGGGTAAGGCTTATATGGCAGTTGTGTTCGGTAAAGTCAGCACACCTAGCGATAATGTCGCTGATTATGCTGGAAAGTGGCAGAAGACACTGGGGAATGATGGTCAAGACGGGACTGATGGTATCGAAGGCCCCAAGGGTGATGACGGCCAAACAACGTACTTCCACAAAGCCTATGCGAATAGCTCTGATGGTAAGACTGGCTTTAGTATCACTGATCCAAGTGGCAAAGCATATCTCGGTACGTACAATGACTTCACTAAGGCCGATTCAACCGACCCAGCTAAATATCTTTGGCAACTCGTAAAAGGCGATAAGGGCGATAAAGGCAGTGACGGTTTACCTGGTAAAGATGGTGTCGGTATTGCTACAACCGTGGTCACTTATCAGGCATCAACGAGTGGTACAACCGTTCCAAGTGGCACATGGTCAGCTAGTGTGCCAACCGTCACCAAAGGTCAGTATCTCTGGACACGGACTATTTGGACTTATACGGATAAATCAAGTGAAGTTGGCTATTCTGTTGCTTATGTGGCCAAAGACGGTAATTCAGGTTCCGACGGTTTACCGGGCAAAGACGGTACAGGTATCAGGTCAACAGTGATTGAGTATGCAGTCTCTTCAAGTGGCGTCACTAAGCCAACGACAGGTTGGTCAGCGTCAATTCCTGACGTGGCGGCTGGTCAATTTATGTGGACGCGTACAACGTGGTCATATACCGACGGTACTAATGAGACTGGCTACTCTGTTGCTAAAGCCGGTAAGAACGGTGCTAACGGTAAAGATGGTGCAGATGGCAAGACGCCTTATTTTCATCAAGCGTGGGCAGATAGTCAGGATGGAAAAACTAACTTCTCTACAACGGTCTCGTTAGGTAAAAAGTATTTGGGAACATACACCGACTTCATATTGGCTGGCAGCACTGATCCAACCCAATATCGTTGGACAGAATTAGTTGGCGCAATGGAAGTTGGTGGCGAGAATTTAATTCGCAATGGTAATTTCATCAATCAAACAAGCACGCATTGGCGTGACTGGAATGGTGCAACAGGAGCTACACGTGAAATTTCAAAGCCGGGCACTGATTGGCCAGCAAACACTGGTGGTGTAATACATTTAGTTAATCCGAACGGTGGCCAGTGGGGCTATGCTCAAGACGATATTAAAGTCGCCAAAGGTGGAACGTATACAATATCTGCTGTTGTTATAGGAACACAGGGAACTAAAGTAGCACTTCAACATGGTAATGGTGGAACTGATGCATGGCAAGCCAAAGAAATAGTTAAGCCGACATCTGGAATGGATACACTTAGCTATACATTTAAGGTTGGCAATGATGCTGAAACCACAAATATCTATGTTGGCTTTGGGCCAAATGGTAAGGGAACAGTTTGGATGTCAAGAATAACGCTACAAAAAGGAAATGTTGCGACTGACTGGGAACCAGCTCCCGGAGATACTGATGAAAAAATCGATGCAATCATTCCGCCTCCATCTTCCGGTATTAATTATCCATCTAATCCGAAAAAAGGGCAGCAACACTGGTTGACCGATGCAAATGGCAAGCCAAAAGGACTATTCCAATATGACGGTTCTAAGTGGGTGGCCGTACCGGTTAACGCCGACGCAATCAGCGCAAACACGCTAAATGGTATGACTATCAATGGTGTCACCATTAACGGTTCAACTATCAACTCACCGAATATCAATGTTCCGTTCAATAATGTAACAGCCAATCCTGATGAACCAGCCGATTCGCCTTATGCACAGCTAGTTAGCGGCACGACTAAACTAACGTCTAATTTGGAAATTTCCGCTAACCTAACTGATGGAACAAACAAGACACCGCAATGGGTGAAAACATTAGTGTCGCCACAAGGGTTTTCAAATATTATCTCAACACCGGACGCTTCTAAACCACTGTATCAAACTGATATATCGTTTGGATCAATGTTTCTATCTGAGTGGCATAGTGATGTCACAGCAAACGATGGCTTTGTTTCATCTTATTTAAAAGCTGGAGACGCAGCCACATATGAACGAAAAGATACCATAAATGATACGGCTAATTTCAAAGGAGCTGTGGTCAGATACTCACGTAAAGGAATGCAGGTTAATGTTGGTTTTTCATTTATGTTGTTAAGTGATACTGGGTGGGTTGGCCTATCGGCAATTCCTAAAGGCTATACGCCGGCAAGCCTAGCAAGTGTGGGTATTACATGTCCTTCACTATCATACCGAGGCTACTCATGTGTTGTTTATCCAAACAGTGATGGTTGGCGATTAATCCCAACGACTGGTCAAGGTAATGGTACTTTTCAGGGGACAGTAAGCTATGTAACATACGATGATTATCCTTATAATGACGCAAAGTAGGTGAATGTATGAAGATAAATGCAAAAGTAGAAGATGGTTTACTGACCGGCTGGGGCTATGCCAGTGATGAGCGTGCCGTTGGTGAAGAACATAACGGTTTAACTGTCTATGAAGTCAACGATACAAGTCAGCTGGTTGGCGGTCATACTCATTTGATTAATGGTGTATTCGTATTAGACTCTGACTATCAAGAACCGGAGCCACCACAGCAACAAGAACCATCACCGGCCGAACAGGTAACTGCACTCAAACAGCAGAATGATGAGTTGCAGTCAGCACTGCTAGAGTTGTCAGATATTTTGCTATCAGGAGGCTTATCATGAAGCTAGAATTCGTTACTAAGCTGTATGCAGATGCAGTGCTATCAGGCGAACGGACGCTAGAGTCTGTTCCTGAAATATTGCGTGAACAAGTATTAACAATCATAAAGGAGAGAAAAGATAATGCTTAAATATAAACTTAGTTCTTTAGCAGCTTTATATGCTGCAAACGTATTGGACGGCGGTCGGACGATTGATGAAGTCCCAGCTATTATCAGACCAGAAGTCGAGAGAATCTTGGGTTTATCAAGTGGCGACGCAGAATAGTCGCCGTATTAGTAGCCGGTTCCATCATATTAATAGGAAGTGATGCACTTGGAAGATTTAAAAGAAGAAGTTAAAGATCACGGTGACCGACTTAATAGAGTTGAGAAGGACGTTCAGAACTTGCGTGAAGATTTGCGCTCCGGATTACAGCGAGTTGACAGTTCAAATCAATATTTACGTGAGCAGAACAATCAAATCTTGAAAGAAATTTTAAAACGCAACAATAGCGCTGAACAACATGATTTTGAAATTCAAAAAATAACTAAAGGCAATCAGCTTAAAATGTTTGGCATGATTTTTGGCGCTAGTGGGTTAGCTGCAGTTGTGATTGATGTCATTGTGAAGTTATTTAAATAAGGAGAGGTTAATTATGAAATTACCAAATAAAGTTTACGACAGCCTTAAATGGGCTCTAACTATTGCGGCACCCGCTTCGATCGTTTTGATCAAAGCATTAGGCGCAATTTACCACTTCGATACAGACGCAATCACAGCCACGATCGCGGCGGTTGCAACGTTTGCTGGTTCATTATTTATGATCAGCTCAACTCAATATAAGAAGGAGGACAAGTAATGTCTGGAGAAGTTTTCAGCAAGTTAATTACTAGCGTCAATCCTAAGATTATGAACTATAGTTCTCGTGGTGGGCACAAGATTGACCGGATTGTTATTCATCACAACGCAACCACGAATAAAAACGTGGCCATGAACACTTGGGTAAAAGGCGGTCGCGCTAACACATCTGCTCACTATGAAGTGACGCCGACCGAGATTATCGGTTGCATTAGCGAATCGGACGCTGCTTGGCACTGTGGTGGTACTGGTGGTGCTGATAAGCCTAAAATGTCATATCCTAACCAACGGAGTATTGGTATCGAGAATGTTAATAAAACAGGAGCACCAAAGTGGGAAGTTGATCATAAAACGATTATTAACACGGCTAAACTGGTAGCAGACATCTGCAAACGATACGGTATCCCGTTAGATCGTCAGCACGTATTAGGTCACAAAGAAGTAACTGCCACAGCTTGTCCGGGTGGGATTAACGTTGATGAAGTGGTTCAACTAGCCAAGGGCTATTATTATGGCGGCACTCATGATGAACCCGGTATCCCTGGTAAAGCGGGTATCCCGGCAGCTAAACCGGCTTCAACAGGCTGGATTAAGCAGAACGGTACGTTCACAGTCACCACACCGGGTGGTATCAAATTGCGTTCTGGTTCAGCGAGCACTAAATCACCGTTGATTGCGGTCTTGCCAAAAGGTAGCGTCGTTAAATATAACGCGTATGGCTACGCTGGCGGTTACGTATGGATTCGTCAACCTCGTAATAACGGCTATGGTTATTTGCCGACCGGGAATGCTTCCGGAAATAAACGTACATCATATTGGGGTAACTTCAAATAAGCTTGCTAAACGAACATTGTATTAATAGCATAGTGAAGTGAGATTTTGATGCTCATCACTATTCCAGTAAAGCCACCTTCTAACGATGAAGGTGGCTTTATTTTTTTGCATTAAAATAAAAAAATCTACGTTCATTCGTGTATTTATAATTGTCAGGTAAAAACTGACATTCTTCCTCTTCGAGGCGATTTTTGACACTAGCTTCTATCCTTCGTATGTAGAAGCTTATTTTTTTATTCAAAATTGTTGATTATGAATTTGAATTGGTGTATAAATTACATATAGAAGTCAATCCCTTCGCGTCCACTTTAATTAGTGGCAGGTAAGCCCTGAAAGCGAAGGTTTTTTTGTAGGTGAAAATATTATGAATCAGCCCCCACAGCTTACCTTTGAAGAACAAAGGGAAAAACTAGAAAAATTAGGAATCGTTTTTAATCAGCAAGAAGAGGCCAGAGATATCAGAACAATCGAAACAATTGGGTATTATAAACTTAAAGAGTTTGCAATGCCATTTAATCGTCCAGTTGCTGGTTCAACGGAAAAGATCCATTTTGAAAACCTTACATTTAAGGCTTTAATTGCAAGATATTATCAAGACAAAAATTTACGAATCAATATTTTGCATGCCATTGAAGACATTGAGGTCTTTTTGAGAAATGAGGTAGCAAAACTACTTGGTGAAAAATATGGTGCTTTTGGATATCTTCGATTTGCTAATTGGTGTGATAGGACCCAACCTAAGTTTACAATTGAAGAACAACAGTATCGATTTAAAAAGAACTTGTTAAAAAAAGTAAAAAAATCAAATATGCCGGATATTAGGTACTCAGATAACCTTAATAATGATAATTTTCCAACAGTTTGGCTAATGATTGATGCACTCACGTTTGGTGATATAGTATCTCTGTTAAAAATATTGTCAAAAGGAAACTTGAGAATTATAAGTAAAAAGTTTGACTGTACCGCAGAAGAGTTGCTCTCATGGTGTGGTTGTTTAAATCTTGTCAGAAATATTTGCTGCCACAATGCCGATTTATTGGATATTAAGTTTACAACGGCTCCTAAAATACCAACTGCCTACGCAAATAACTTAGTTCATACTGGTAACGACTATACTAGAGGAATAGCTGTTGCTGTGTTCATAGTTATGAAACTAATGCAAAATGTAAATCCTAAATACGATTTTGGTGATGTGCAAGCATCATTAAAGAGTATCGTTAACAGAAATCAGAATCTAGCCATTGATTTAGGCTTTATCGATTTAGATGCTCTTAATAAAATTCCGTCTGTAAGACACAAAAAATTTAAAGCACGAAAGAAACATAGACATTCGTCTCAAAAGGCTAGTTAA